TGAGTGATTGAGTCCGATTTTGGCGAACTATGGATGGCTTTAATAAGGTCGGCGGCGTCGTTAAAAGCCCTTTCGCGGAATGTAGATCCGCCAGAAAAGTAGCTAAGAAAATCTTCTGCGTCCATAATCAGTCTTTTTTAGACTTTTCGTACTCTTCACGAGTTTGCCAGTCTTCTTTAGACCAGCGACTTAAACGGTTGGACGAAGATTTTTTACCTTCGTAAGTACCGCCTGCTTCTTTATAGTACTTCGTTGCGAGCTGCATCGCTCGCGCGGAATGCCCACCTAGTTTTTTACGGGCTTTTGCTTTAGCGGCTGCCCACTTCGCTTTGTCTTTCTTAACGGCAATTCCGGCCATTAAAGGACATGCTCCCACGTAGCGCCTTTAATTATACGCGCTATCGTTGACGGATGGACTTTAAATTCTTCAGCAATATATTGATAGGTGTTCCCTTTTTGGCGTAACTTTCGGATTTTAGTTATGTCAGTTGAACATAGTTTAGCTGTGTGTACATTTTCCCCTTTAGCGGGTACGCGTTCTGCCGTATTGATGGAACGAATTTTCCACTCACAATTTCCTGGTTCGTAATCGCCCTGATCTCGTTTACGAGACAGCACATAATCTCCTTCTGGGGGTTCTCCTACGTCCGCTAAGAAAGACAAAAAAGATTCTTTCCAGGCGGCACACATTTTTACACCTTTTGCTCCATAATTTTTGTAACTAATATTAGTTTTCTTGTAACACCTTTGTTTTATACTCACCCAAGAGCTATAAACTTTTGATTTGCCACCTCTGTCGTTACATCGCGTATGACCGTGAAGAACTCTTGGTTCTACACCACGAGCTCTTCTATAATTTAAATTTCGCTTATTTACACAATCTCGACAGTCGTCGCCCCTGTTTGTTCGACGTGTTTCTTTGCCGCACTTTTTACAGTACCTGTAAAGCTCTGGCACGCACGTAAGAAGCAAGATACGTTAGTTTAGCAATCTCAGCCATCAGTACAGAACGTAGACTCCGCCGATAGTTCCGCTAAGGAGAGCGGTACAAGATATGGGAAAAATTGTATCCCCCTGTAAATTCAAAGCTTGAGCTGATTGCCCAGGAGCATCAGTTAATTCCACGACAAGAGTACCTTTCGACTGATTCCCCGGGGAATCCACGAAAATAGCGCGGCAAGCTGGAAAGTTGACACGGCCGTCAGTTGGAACCCAACCAAATCCACTTGTATAAGGCAGAAAAGCACTCTGCCCGTAAATAGATCCAAACGCTCTTACGTCCATGAGTGATTTCTTTTCCTACATTATAGGTTCACTGTCAGCTCTCTTCGTTTAACCGATCCAGATACCATTTTGCCTTTTGTAAATCTTGAGCTCCATTTTTAAATTCGGTGCGCCAGAGATACTTAAGTACATTTCCACGGCAGTACGCTCTAAAACCTTCTGAACCGAGTGCGGCTTTAATCGCTTCGATACATTCGATGCCGCCTTGCGTATAATGTGCTGGGTGATTTACAGGATCACTAAGCTGGGTTAAACCAGTAGACTGTTCCTTGCTCTCGTTCGACAAATCGTCGCACTCTGTACGCGTCATCTCTAAGTAAAGTCTGTTGGTAGTGGTGACCGTTCAAAAAATAACACACCGACACATACTGTGCACCTCGATGCGCCACTTCACAATTTAAACATCTGTTTACAGTCTATCAAGTTACTGGACTTCTTAAGAAGCTCTTTAGTGTACTTTGTATCATCGTGTTTAATTAAACAGCATTTATGCGGTACGTACTTACCGTTTTCTTCAACCACGGGGATCCAACGACGGTGCTCATGCCCTGCTGGAACGTTCTCAAAAGCTAAACCCATAGAACTGCGGTCAGCTAAAGGCCAGTTACGGATCCCAACAAGTTCATAGCTCCGAACAGGATCCATACTCTGGCTTCTAACGTACTTAATTGCATCATCCTGATTTAAGATCATCGCACCGTAGTAAGGATTTGATACCTGTGCGAAAAACTTAATGTCGGGGTCAACCACTAGCATCTTTTTGACCTCGAATCCGACGTCGTGCCAGACGTTTGGGGTTTCTCGCGTCAAAGAAAACGTGTGGTAGTTATCGAAGGGGATTTTCAGGTCCCCGTACTCCTCGTATCTGACGAAACCCGGCTCAAAACCAGCTGCACTTAACCTGTTTTTCCACCTAAACCAATATTTTAAATTCTCATAAGTCAGGATCATATCGTTCTCTTGATAAACATAAAAATCGGCTGTGTAGTTCATACATGCCAGCACTAAATCGGTTTTATGAGCCCACGTGAGCTCCCATCCAGAGTATTCAGGTCCGCAGACTCTGATCTCAATATCTAATTTCGAAAAATAAGGTTCTAGAATACTTTTTAGAGTCTCTACATCTTTTTCCGACTCATAATCTACGTAAATATTTATTTTTACCTCTAATTCATAGTCTAAGTAGGCGCGAACAGTGTTAACCAACGAGTTTATACGGTTTAAAGGCTGGTGAGCCGTTACGGCGACCCACATCCGGGACCCAGAAAGCGTTGAAGTGTGAGTTTTCATCAGTACTCGATCGAGAAGTTCCCGCGACGCTGTAAAAAGGTAATCAACCAAGTGTATGCGTCCAACAAATCGTCATGAGCTGTAGCACCGACGTTGATCAACTGGTCAAACAGACCATCAAACTTACGGTATTTGTTAAAAGTTACCTTCTTGTTCTCTAACAGCCCAAGGGTACCTCTAAATCTAGCAATCTTGTCTCCTCGGAACCCCTTAACTTCATGAATATGGAGGTTGCTTAAGCCTCTTTCGTTAAGAAGTACCCGCCTAAGGTCAGCTGCGAGGGATGCTTGGTACGCCACGGACTCAACCACAAGGGTAATTGTGGAATACGTCGGGAAAAACTGCCCGTCTTGCTGCGTCAGGATGCCCCATTCCAGCAACATGTCGCACAGCAGATCAATTTTTTCAAGATTTCCGATGGATCGGCACTGATGCGCATCAATTATGTAGTAATTATCCTTAAGTCTCCCTCCTAATACAAACGCTGTGTAATCACTTGTTTCATTTTTACTTGCGGAAAGGTCGATACCGACAGCCAGACTGTCAAATTCGGTAACAACCTCACCTTTAACAAGAAGGTCTGGCGACACGACCAGATCCGATGTCATCACCGGCTGCTGCTGATACTGATACGCGAACGCAACAGGATCGAGTTCCTTCTGACCTAATAAGTAATCAGCACTCCACTGTTCCGGCCAGTAACTGACGGGTTCGCCACGGTCGTCATAAGTAATCGCCTCCTGCGTCACCTGCTTCCAACCTTTATCCGGGATGAACATCGTCTTATGGATGTCCAGTGGGTGGAAGCGAGTCCCCAAGCAGATCGAGCGACCGCCCTCAAAGATAATCGGAGCAATAACGGAGCTCCAGTTGTTATTCATTTCGTCCCTGATTGCAGGGTTTTTAATATCTGCGCTCGACTTAATAGGGTCGTCTACTATAACAATATGAGCACGTTTCGACGTAATCGAGCCTCGTAGCCCCGCCGCACGCAGTGTAAATTCCTCATCACCAAGCCTGGGGATGCCCGCGTAATCAAAATCAATCGACCAGCCAATATCTGACTGCATACCCGAGCGCAGCTTTACGCGCGGGAACACCTTGCGGTAATCAGGAGAGTCGATAATTTGCTTGATAATGCGACTCTTGGGGATAGCTGTAGCAATGTTGTAGGAGCAGTAGATAATTTGAAGAGGTCTTTTTTCGGTCGTATGGCGTCCTATAATCCATGCAGTAAAAAGGTTTAGCACAGTAGACTTTGCGGATCCCCTCGGCGCCAAAATATCAAGATTTTGTCCAGCGATATCTAATAAGTACTTATTAGATTCCCCTGTAATCAAGTGTCTGTGCCATTCCAGCATGTGACGTGCTGGCGTCTTATCTAGAATAGTACAAAAGGTGTGAAAATCATTCGAAGCTCTAGTATATATGGTGTCGATAGACTTATCTGTGCTGTCTGAAGCTCTCTTAGCTTGTAGCTGAGCACTGCGGCGGTAAGCGAAAGAAGCGCGGCTAGGCATATCAACAAACTGACAGTACTGCTATATTGATTGTACTAGAAACTCAAACCAAGCATGGCAAAAATCCTTTGGTACGGAGATGCTTGCAGTAATACAGGATTTGGTCGTGTAACACACAGTGTGTTAGAGCACTTGAGTAAAGATCATGAAGTTTGCGTCTTAGGCATCAACTATACCGGGGACCCTCATTCACACCCCTACAAAATCTACCCAGCGTGTGCCGGAGGGTCTCAAGACCGCTTCGGAATCAACCGCATTCCGGAAATTCTACAAAAAGAGAAGCCGGACGTAGTTATCTGTCTTAACGATATCTGGGTCGTCAATCAATTTTGGGAGCGCTGCCACTTCCTTAAAGATGATCTGAAGTTCAAATTCATCGCTTACTTCCCGGTAGACAGCGAAAGTTACTACCCGGACATGCTTCAACACATGCCCTTCTGGGATCTAGCTATTACATTTACCGTCAACTGCGCTCACAGAATCCTGTCGCATGGCGTAAATATCCCACGCCTGGGTGTTCTTCCTCACGGCGTGGATAACGACAGGTTCTACCCAATCGATAAAAAGGAAGCTCGCGAACAAATCGGATTACCTTTAGACAAATTTATCGTTTTCAATGGAAATCGAAATCAGCCCCGAAAACGGATTGATCTGACAATCCAGGCTTTTGCCGAGTTTGCGGTGGATAAACCCGACACCATGCTTTACCTCCATATGGGGGCAAAGGATCTCGGATGGGACGTGATGCCTCTGTTCCATCGCGCGATGACGAAACGCGGACTTGACGACAAACACCGGCTTATCCTTACCTCACCTAATATGAACTACATGGACGCTCCTCCAGATACACTATTAAATACCATTTACAACGCTTGCGATGTAGGTTTTAACACGGCAGACGGCGAGGGTTGGGGCTTAGTTAGTTTCGAAAACGCCAGCTGTCGTAAACCGCAGGTAGTGCCAAACCACACTGCCTGTAAAGACATCTGGGAAGGAGCAGCACAGCTGATGGATATTTCCACGTGGGTGGTCGACAAAGATTTAGGCGTTGAACGTGGGTTGATCGACGTGAAGCACGCCGCGCAACTTTTAACTGAGTTGTACACAAACTCGTCTATTTATGACGAAGTTGCCGATGCGTGTTACGCAGTGACACAGCGCCCCGAATACCGATGGGAATCTGTCGCCATGGGTTTCTCTAAAGCTATCTCTGACTTGGCTATCTGATCATGCAGACAACTCATCGCTTTTTCCACGCATATAGCGACGTTCTGTTCCCCGTTAAAACAGAAACAAACGGGGTCCCCTCGGTCTACCAACAGGCGGAAAACTTAGGAGGGAAGTTCACGCGTATTGTGAACGGTCTCCCAGAGAACACGATTGCAAACTTTAACCCCTCAGTAATTCGTTTTAACGACACAAATTACATCGCGTGGCGCTGTCAGCCGCAACCGTTTGGTTTCAGGTACGACATGAAGTACTTCTACTTAAACGGCCAACCGAACGATATCTACATCGGTATTCTCGGAGGTGATGATGCCAGCGTAATCGGAACCAAAAGACTGAGAGCTAAGAAACATCGACTGAGCTACGAAGATCCGCGTTTATTTAAAGGACCGGATGAACAACTTTACGTTCAATTTATTACGTCTACGTACGCTAGTCGGTACGACACCAAAGACTATAAACTATTTAATCAACCTAAAGTATCTGTATGCTGGGTAAACGAGAACTTTGACGCCGTTCAGTCGGCCACGCCGCCTATCGGGGAGAACCTTGTAAAAGGTAAACCCGAAAAGAACTGGTGTTTCTTCAGCCGGAAAGACGAATTAGCTTGCCTGTATTCAACTCGGCCTCTAGTTATTGAGAGCGAAAAGGCCCCTCGAATCGAGCTCGATACACAGATTTTAGATACAGTAACGAAGGGAGCTTCTACTTTTAACTCCACGGCGCCTATTGATCTAGGGTACGGGTACTTAATCTTTTATCACTGGAAACATACGACATTTGCGCCTAGTGGCAAACCTTACCTGCTGTACCATGTAGGTGCGTATATGGTAGATAAAGAATTTACAAAGGTCACCTATATCGTGGATAAACCTCTGTTTACCGGTTCCCTAGACGACAGAGTTATCGAGTGGACTGACTTGACAGGAGCTCCTATATCCAATCAACCGGCAGTGATCCTTCCGTTTGGAGCTTACGTCAACGGAACAGAACTAGTCATGTCTTTAGGTGTGAATGATGCCTTTATGGGTATCTTTCGTACACAGCTGGAGAACATTATGAAGTTACTGAAGAAAGTCAATTAAGACTTTTCTTCGTTTTCCATAGTTGTCCAGACAAGCAACGAGGCGTCCTCTAATAAAGCTTGGACGCCTGGTTGCCCGTCGAACGTCTGAACAAGTTCCCGCAGACAACGATCAGCGCCAGCGAGTAATAAACCACGGCGATCAAGACCGTCGGAAATAGCCCGTACCGCTTGAATGTGGCTGCGAAGCTCTTTCTGCAGCGCTGATATTTTAGTGGCTGCGGTAGCATGATCCAACATTTGATTTTGGGTCATATCCCGCACATTACGGATATCCAGTTGAAGATCGTCGATCTCGCGTAGCAAGACTTTTCGGAGATCCTCTTTGGGATATTTTTCCTGGATCCAGGCCGTAAGATCTGAGATACTACCAGCGTAGGCTGGACTCAAGAACCGAGCATAAAGATAAGCTTCAATATCGGATGTAGCGTTTTTTGCATAATATACAAACGCGTCTTTTTGAGCCTTATCGAGCGAAGACAGCCACGAAGCAACCGTGGTGGAATCTCCGATTGTTGATTTGATCATGCGAATGCCCGCTGACCAGCCATTGCCATCCCAGCACCGAACCGCTTCAATGCCAACTGGCCTTCGACCTGACCACGCTGCAGAGCGAGGGCATTACGTGTATCTTCTTGAGCTTTAGCAATATTCAAGTTAGTTTGAGTAGTTGCGAGCATTTGCTGAGTACGCCCTTTCGCTGCGTCTAGCCCGGCCTGAGCTGCTGCAGTTGCAGTAGGCAGAAGCAGCTGAGTCTCCCCTTGTAATCCAGTTTGCTGCAGCGCACCAGCCGTGGTACCGAATTGCTTAGCTAATGCAGAAGCGGTTTCAGGACCAAGCATCTCGGTTGCGAGCTTGGCTTTACCGGCAGCTTCACCTAACCCAATAGCACTGCTAGCAAGTTGAGAAGCAATACCGGTTTGGAGACCAGCTGCCGTCAAGTCCTTCTGTTTGGCAACATCAAACTGACCTAGTGCGCTTTCTAGAGCAACATTGGCACGATTACCAAGAAGACCCGTATAAGCACCGGTCATGGCGGCGAGTTCTTGACCAGCCAAAGTAGCTTTAACTTGACCGGGCATTAACTGAGCATAAAGAGAAGAAAAATCTGCTTGGCCTCCTCCGCCACCACCCATAAACGCACCAGCTAATGAACCGATTCCGCCTAAGGCAGATCCGATTCCCATTAAGGTTCCGCCCGTTCCGGCGAATAATGCGGGCGCAGCAGCAGCAACAGGCGCAGCCATGGTTATCCTCGGGGACGGATGTTAAAGGGGGCCGTAGATGCTTTATAAATCTCGGCGAAGTTAGAGAGATTCGGAGTCATTGCGGACACAGTAGCAAGACCCAGAGCCATCTGTTGACGAGCGTTAGCCTCGATCTGAGCTGTTTTAATTGCCTGCCACGCTTCGATATTTCTGCGCTCAATTTCTGCCGCTTGCTTCTGACGCTCGCGTGGGGCACGCAAGGCACTCAGCACCGTAGAAGCTTCAATTAAGTTACGGGTCTTAATCCGGCTTAATTCTTCTTGATATGCTGGATCTGAGTAGCGATCAATACGCTCTAAGATCTCAGCAGTAATAGGTTCTTGTTCTTGTTTAGCCCCCTCACCTTCTAAAGAGGGACCGCCTTCTGGAGCACGAGCGCCCGTACCAGCTCCTGTATCTGCACCGGCATCTCCTCCGTTATTTGAATCTCGATCATCGCTCTGTTGTACTTTCTCGGGGGGAGTATATCCTTTCGGGTAAGCACCAAATAGTTTTTTATAAGACTCTGGGCTTTGATAGTCGTAGTTCTTACCAGCGTAATAAACAGGTTCTCCACCAAGTTTAGCCGCTTGTCCTACAGGTGGTTCAGTGGCAGCGTCACGGCCGGTAGCATCACGGCCGGCAGCGTTACGAAACAGTTCGACACCTATTCGTGTAAGTATTGGAGAAGGCGAAGGAAGCGCTAAACTCGCAGCCTCTATAAGCCGATCTTGAAGAAATTGATGGGGATCCACAGTGAGCAACTCCTTAGGTGGGTCCAGCAATAGATTGCAGGACGTTGCTGCTATCCAGTCTATCCTGCGCTAGCACGTTCTTAATCGCTGAATCAAGAACATTTTGAGCAAAATCGTAGGAGGAACCTACTCGCTCACGTTGGACATCGCCAAGAGAACGAACTTCTTGCTGCTCAATAGCTGCTTTACCACGAGCAAGTTCATTCAGATACTCATATTGCTTTTTAAGTTGCTCCATTTGCATCTGGCGCTCATTAAGACTTTGAGCTTGCCTTTCCAAACGCTGCTCTACACCGCCCATAAATTCACCTGGGCTAGCTAGATCCGGTAGATTAAACCCAAGACTATTTAAAATATTACGTTTAAATTGCTCGTTAGCGTAATACTGAGAGTATGCAAGCTCAGGGGCCGCTCCCTGAAAATAAGGCTTGCTGACCGACGACTCAGCCACGTCATACTGGGACGGTGCTGCGGCAGCCGAAGCAGGGCCAGCTACTTTGTTAGCGACGATATCTGAAAGCAAGCTCATTAAGAACTGCCCGGCAGTAGCAGCAACAGGAGCAGCCATTAACTTCCAGCGGGATTATCGTAGGAAGTCCCGGAAGGGATCTTCTTACTTGATTTTACACCTTCAATCTCACCTGGGGGGATAATCCCCAGGCTTAATTGATTTCTTGAAGGCAGTGCGGCAGTTTGAGGAAAATTAGACTTGATGTATAAACTTAAGAACGAAGAAGGGTTTAAATCAGGAGCATCCTTTCGAACATCAAGCTCCCTGAGTTGCTGCTCGCGGGTGTTCATATCAGCCTAGTTCCTGGTACGCCAAGGAGGCAGGAATGGAGTTGCTCGAAGGAGCATTCAGTACGGAATACTGTCCGCCATAATTCGGCAAATCGTATTCAAGAGGCCGTTGGCGACTTAAATACTCGGCACCATCCAGACCGTCATCGCGAAGATTCTGAATGAAGTCCAGGAACATCTCCATCAAACCAGGATCCTGGAACAGCATCCCGACCAATTCTTGAAGCTCTGCCTGATCCGACGGGGAAGAAGCGGTAGCCTGCAGGCGGTGCATCAGCTGCCCACGCGCTTCAGGCTGAGAAGTACTCGGATAACCGTTTAGAGACCGCGTAGGCGAGGTCATGATTCCGTCACCTTCCATGCCAGGCATGGGGGGCGCAACCCGATGGAAATTACGAAGAACGGCAGCGGTCATAGGAGCCGCAACCGCCATCTCGGCCGGAGTCTTAGGGCAAGGAAGACCTAAAACACGGGACGCGAATTCATAATCCTGGGGGCTAAACACCTGAACACACCGCCTCTGATGCCTCCATCTTAGACGCAATCCGGAGAATATCGCCAGGCTGGACGTTTAAAACTAAACAGATGCGTTCTAGAACTTCAGGCGAAGGGATATAAAACTTGTCCGAGTAGATCTTCCGCGTGGTAGTTGGCGAAAGATCTGATATTTTGCTGAATTTAAAAGACGTAATAGCTTTGTCGTCCAAAACAGAACGCAAAGTATTGACTAACCGCCCTTCAGTAGGGTAAGAAGAGTAGAAAGGCATCGCGCTGCCTCAAGTATCAGTATCTTAACTATATCTTGACTAAATAAGATTCGTCCAAATCTGAACCCGAAATAAGAGTGTTGCAACTAATAGCGTTTAACTGGAACCACGCCTCTAAGTCGTATCTAGATTCCTCACCAAGTTTTTTAATATTACATAATAAAGGTCTATCCTCATACACACTACACAAGCCGTTCTGTAACTTCACACAGGCACCGTTAGTATCTGTACCGTAAGGAAAAGCTTCTATAGCTTCGTACATAACTGGAAGATCTTTATAGTTATCTATGTTATCCTGAATTTCTCGTATTTTCCCACAACATAGTCCGCAGCTAGTACAAGGAAAATCCATAACTAAAAACCTAAATTTTTAGCTCTGACAAATTCAAGATTGTAGGTCGTAAGACTTACTGGAAGTGCTTCGTTATTAAAAGGATGTGGGTACACGTCGCCCTCGATGTGGGCTTGCCACGCTGGGCTCCACTTGGCGTGCAGGTAGTGCTTGTTCATCTCGTGCGCAATGTGGATTTTTTCAGCTAGCGCAGGTTCACTGCGCCACGTCTGAGAACCGTCGGCGTAGTCCCCACAGGTCTCACCGTGAAAGTAAGGAACGCCAACAGACATATGACGTTTCAACTCCTTATGCTTGAAACGCATTCCATAATCCATATC